AAGGATAACCTTCGGAGAACCACCGGCAGTTCGCAGGTTGCGAATCATGTTGTTTAACACAGTTAAGGTCAAAGAACGAACTTCTCCGGCTTGATAGCCTGCACCGAAGTCAATTTCAGCGTCAAGGAAAGAATCATTATCGCGGTTAATGCCGTAAATGTCGTATGCTTCAGGAGCAGAATCAGAACGGTCGAAAGACGAGAAGTCAGCACGAAGCGTGTCTAATTCTGTGTGGCTTGTAATTACCTTCAAAAGCGAGGTGTAGTTACGCTCAATTTCTGAAAGCGTAGCGTCACCGTAATGCTCTAAGGGCATAACTAACATCTTGTTCTGAACTTCAGAATGGTGCTTACCCATATCTTCACGCATTTGAGCGCGGATATCGCCAATACCGTCGTCAATTGCAGCCATTTCCATAGCCAATTCCGAGAAGTCGAACTGATGCGCGACAATCTTCGGACTCATGAACAATTGAGCGTAGGTTGGGGCCATTGGGTTCAAACCATCAGCAGCGGTCGAAAGACCGGCATTTTCTGGAACACCACCAATGAAGTCTAATTGAGGAGAAGTTCCACCAATAGAACCACTACCGCCGGTAATGGCGACAGAGAACGTATTTCCGCTTCCACCGGAGGGACGCTCCTTTAACACTCTCCAACCGGAGGAAGTGTAAGGACGCTTAGAAAGCATCGAAAGGGCGTTACATTCACGGTTAAGCATAGACCAAACCTTTTGACCATAAACAACGTTGTAAAGGCCGGTAACGTCAGAAATTCCGGTAGTGCCGGAACCAACGCCAATCGAAAGGTCGTGTCCGGTGTGAATACCTGCAACCGCGCCTGCTTGCTTTAATAGCGAGTTTCCGGCGGCAAAGTTTCCTACACCGTATGTTTGTGCTTCTAAATCTGCAATTGTGTTAATATAACCACTCATCTTAAATCACCTCAAAGGTTTCCTCCAACTAGACGGTGAACATCGGACCAATCCATTTTGGCGATGTCGTCTAATGTGGGAACGTTAGCAGCAGCCTCTTCTTGGGCTTTTGCGATAACTTCGCGTTCTGCGGTAAGCGACTTGCGAAGTTCGGTAAATTCATCCTTAAGAGAAGCAATTTCGCTAGCAGCATCATAGTTCTGCTTTGCGATTACAGTCTCACGGGAAGCGACTTCTTGCTCAAAGCGAGCAGAAAAGGACTTTTGTAGGTTATCGTAAGCGAGTTTTTCTAACTGCTCTTGACGGAAAGCCTCGTAAGCCTTTTCGATGTTTCCAACGGAAAGGTCAAGAGTTTCTAACTCTTGGTTGTTAAATGCCTTAACAACGGGAAGGTCAGAAGGCTTAGGTCTTCCACCTTCAATGATGATACGGTCGGCAGGTTCACCAATTTCGTTACCTGCGCCATCAAGAGTGGGAACGTAGGCTTTTGCCTCTTCATCCATGTATTCCATAGATTCTTCTTCCATCTTTTCGCCCATCATGGATTCTTTTTCACCCATCATCTTTTCGCGCATCATTTTTTCGTCCATGGATTCCTTCTCGCCCATCATGGACTCCTTTTCTTCCATCATTTCTTCTTCTTCCTTTCGGAGAGTGTTCACTTCTTTTAGAAGTGTGTCCAACTCTTCTAGGGCTTTTTCCAACTTTTCAGTCATTTTTTCTTCACCTGTTTTTTCTTGTTTTAAAATGTCAAACTTTGCTTCCGGGTTGATACCTTTTTCACAAATAGTGACTTCGTGCAGTTCTAACTTAGAAATTTCGTTATATTGTCCTAATTCGGGATTTGATTTTTTGACTTTCTGTAATGCTTGTCCACCAATGCTAAAAGAACGAAGAGAACCTTTTCTAATTCCTCTATTAATCTCCTTGGCTTTTTCGATATCATCGCGTAGTTTGATAACCACAAAGAATCCTACATCATCTACTTCTGTCTTGAATAGTCTTCCTTGCTTATCTCGATAAGAGTCCACTACTTCTCCGACTTGAACGTTTGAATGGTTAGTCATTACGTTTCTAAATGACTTTTGTTCCATGAATTTCTTAACTGCTTCGTTAAGTGCTTTGATTGTGATGAGGTCATTCTGTTTGTCCACGATTTCAATGCTCGCATATCCGCCAATCATTAGGTCGTCGTTGCTTTTTAGAATGTTGAAATCTCCACGATTGGTATTCTCATGGAGGGTGTCTTCCATCTTCCTCAACCCCTCTTCTCGCTTCCACTACATAAAGGCCTACCTTCTTCAAGAAGGGATGGTCAATTTGTTATACCTGTCGTTATAGATGTTCCATAATCCGGTGTCTGACTTTTTATCTGCCGGAGTTTGCTTATATCCGGTCCAAGCAAGCCACATTTCCTTTCCATCAACCGGAACAACTCTAACATGTAGTTTAGTTTCAAACTTATTACCTTTAAGGAAATATTCATGGTATCCTTCTTTTTGAACACCAAGTTCGATGGTTCCTTTATCTACTAACTTTTCTCTATCCTTTGTCTTAGAAACCTGAGCAGGGAACTTCCCTGCCTTTCCAAACAATTCAAAGAGAGCGTCTTCACCTTGAAGGTCAATGAACCAAACTAAATTCTCATCACCAATTTTAATACTTAAGTCAAGATTATCATCCTTTCTCATGTATAATTTAAATTCTCCTGTTCTATATTCTTCAGGAGTTTTATACGCCTTCACTAAAGGTTCTTTGATTACCTTATCAGCATCGGCACTTAACTTTTTAGATGTAGCATCATAATTGATTCCATCTCTTTGGTTAGCCCACTCTGGCAATTTTTTAAGACTACTCTCTAAAATATCTTCATATTCAGAAGGCTTATTCTTAACTAAGAAATTGTGGACTTCCTTCGGACTCTTTGGCCCTTGTTCTTGAAGATAAATGATAATAGAAGAAGTGATCAAACTTTGCTTAGTTTTCATGACTTCCTCGGCTTGAGCCTTCCACATATCTAAATCTGCAATTGCATTTTTAGACATAAGATTGGACTGTTCAAATCCATAGATAGTAAATCCATCAAAATCAGATTTGATAATAAGAGTAGCGTCACCGTGAATATGGTCAGTAATTTGAATACCTTTTTCTAATGCTCTAACGTCGTAATTTAGTGAACGCTTGGTATCTTTCGAGAGCATCTCTAATGTGACTAATTTATCCGGTTGTTCGACTTCAGGAATCTCAATGACTTTTGCCGAGAAAACTGTGAATCTATCACCTGAAGCCTTCACTTCATCCACTTTCACGCGGATAATGTCGCCTACATCGGCAGAAATTTTCGTGTTAAGAGCCTTTCCAACGTCCATAAAGGTCCGACCGTTCACTTCCTTGAAGTGCTTCCCTTCTCCTTCAGCCGGACCTGCACCAAGCGTATATGAGAAAAGATTACTCTTGGTCTTTCTTTTATCGAGAACGATGAGGTCAAGGTCCACAAATTTCTTCCACTTAATCCATTTTGGATTCTTTCTTGTTCCCATGTAATAGGTGGAGGTAGCATCCTTAATGACGACACCTTCAGCGGTAGGCATTTCCATAATTTCTTCAGAATATTCTTTAATATCCTTTAGATTATCAGCCATCCGAGTATCTTTCTTAGAAGGGTATGCGATAGCATCAGAAGACTTAGCCGAATAATTGTTAAATAGAATAGTAACTCTGTCTTCTAATGGTTCTTCGACAAGATTTCTATTCTCATGTCGCATAACATCAAAAACGTGAACTCTTAATTTAGCGTCTGGATATTTGTTTTTAAAGACGTGAGCGATGGTATCGGCACGATGAAGTGCTTCATCACCGTCAAAAAGAATTAACTCCGCATCAAAAATACAGTCGCCGTATTCTTTCTTCTTTAGTTCCTTGACCTGCTCAGGGCATTTATCTGTAATATCCTTTTCATTATATGAATAGATTTTAACAGACCCGTCAATCTTATGTAATTGGATTCTCATCCCATCATATTTTTCTTGAATGACCCAATCACCACTAAACCCTCTTAGTTCGTTTAGGTCTTCAATATCAAAAATGCGATACATAGGTTTGTTGGGAATGATAAAATCAGATTGCGATTTTTCGGTCGCAGATTTTTCAATATCTTTAACTTCTTCCCATTCTTTTTCTTTATGTTCTGAGAGGTAAAACATCTCTAACATATCAAGAGCCTCTTCAACGGCGGTATCAACCTTCTTTGAGTCTTTTCCATCGCCGTATTGCTCCACAATATAGAGGGGTATGTCGTCCACTTCTAGGTCAAGACCTGCGTAGCCGTCCGTAATCGTGTCCGGTTCCATGTCTTTAATGCTCCAGACTTTCTCAGGAAGAGCATCATTTCCCATTCTTAGAGCGTAATGCACAAACTTAGCCATCGTTTCAGGCTCTCCAAGTAATGCTTCAAGAACTTTATCTTTGAATTTTTTAGTGAATGGGTCGTTTGCTTCTTCCGCATTCATCCTCATATCCTTTACTGCCGCGTATAGTTTTTCGGCAAGTGGAGTTTGAGGGTCTTTAGCATCTTTGTCTTCAATTAACTTCTCGTCAATATAATCCTCTAATACGCTACTTAATGCATTAGTTTTAGAATACGCTTGCTGTAAAGTTTCAACAGCGTTTCGCCAACGACCACCGTATTCTTTGGGGTCTTCTCGCGCAGAAAGATATGCTACGCGAGTCTTCTCAAATAAGCGAATAATCTCCTCAGATGGAGATTCTTCTTTATCGAGAAGAAGGGGCATGTGAATCATCTATATGGTTCGTTAGAGAAGTATTTTTCATCATCTCTAGTAAAACCCGTTTTATCGCCGGCTCTGCCATATTTTTGAAGTTCCATTAAAACTTCCTTAAACCTTTCATTAAATCTTATTAGTTCTTTTACATTATAGTTGTCTTTAACATCAGGGTCTTCACTTAGTTCTTTAATGCTGTAATTCATCATGCGGTGAATGCCCATTACTCCACCTAATGTTTTAGAATAACCTGCATCTTTTTGAGGTGGCCCTCTAAACTTAGCCTTCTTCATTTCTTGACCTGCAAGACCATAACCTGAATGAGTTTCTTCACTTTGGGTCTTAATCTTAGTCTTATCAGCCTGAGCCTTTGGTCGCTTTAACTTGGCGTCTTCTGCTTCATGTTCGACTTCTTTAACTTGAGTCGGTTCACGTTGCCTAAGAACTTCAGCAGCCTTTCGAGCCTTTTCAATAGCAAGACTCACTAATCTTTCTTCGGGGGTAACTCTTTCCGGCATTTCACTCACCTGATAATTTCTTCACAACATCGTGAATTTCTGACCATTCCATATTAGCAACATCAGGAACACCTGAAGATTTTTGCACATTCATAGAAGGCGTTGGGCTTTCAACAACGACTAATCCTGACTTCATCAGGAGATTGTCGTCATTATATACTGCTTTCTCAAGCATTTCAATCTTGGCCGTAAGAGCCTTTAAAATCTCTAATACATCTTCATTCATCTTTCTTAGCCTCCTTTTTAGCGGGATAAACTAAATCTTCTAATTGCCGATAGAGTAACTCATACTCCTTCCGTAACTTGCTAGCCGTGGCGACAATATCAACGTTGCGCTCATCCATTGACTTCATTTTCTTAGTTAAAGCCTTATCGGACTTGACTAATTCCATATCCTTAAGTAACGTAATAAGTTCACCAAGTTTGGTAAAGTCTTGGCCGAAGAATTCTGACGGTTCTGCGGTCTGAAGAGTTTTCTTCAAACGCTTACGTTCCTTTGGGTTAAGCGTATCTAAAATCTTTTGTGGAGATTTTCTCTCCTCTCTCTTGAGAATAATCTCTTTTCCTGTTTCGTAATAGTCCCACGTCATTCGTCTTCCTCCTTCTTTTTAGGTGATTTTTGAGAGAAATATGTTCCGACCAAAGCCTCATCATACTTTCCGTCAGCGAGGGCTTCATAAAATTTAACCCACTTTTTGAAGAGTTTCAATTGTTTATTCACTTCGCCTAGTTCTTTATATAATTCCATAACTTCTTCTGACTTAGCGTCGAAGTAGTCGGGTTTCTCATAGTCTTCAATTTTCTGAACCTTGACTTCACCTGAAATTGGCATCGTAACTACTTTATATCCCGGAATAGATACTAAGTTTTCTAAAGTCATTTCGAAATCTTCGTCGGCTTCTTTCTGTCTTAGAACGTTTCTTACTTCTAAGTTAGCCTTACTTAGTTCTTTAATTTCTTTTTCTAATTCGCCTTTTTGAATTTTTCTTTCTTTAATGAGTTCAACAATTTCATAAGAAATACCTTTCATATCGGTAGCAAGTTCTTCACTATTTACAGTAATTGTTTCTCTAGTGTATTTTTCAGGAAGTTTTGGAATAGTAAAAGCCTCTTCTCCCCCTACCTCTAGAATTCTTGCAATAATATCAAAAGATCGATATAAAGGCTGTTGTTCAATTTTTTGTGCAGCATCCTCAATCAAACCGTTTAATCTTTCATTTAATGCAATCATTTTAGGTTTTTCGTGAATAGAAAGAGTAAGTAGGTCTTTCTTAATGTTAGGAGTTAAATCATCTACACTTTCAACATTTAATTCCTTACCATGTCTAGAAATTAGAGCAGCATATTCTTTTTGTCTTCTATTTTTAGAAAGCCTAAAGAATTGTTCCTTCAAATCCCTAGAGAGTTTTCTTTTTTCTGAAAGAATTTTATCTCTTTTATCTCTATAATCTGAATCACGGAGCAATAATTTTGCTAACGTTTCATTCTCAGGATTATCTGACTCAAGAATTTCTTTTTGTTGTTTGACTTTCATCAAGTCAGCAATTTTAAGTTTAGGAAGTTCCTCAATATCGTCAATTAATCTTTTAACTGCTCTCTTTGGTAAGTTTCTTGGTGAGTCTTCAGATACAGGGTCTTTAGCAGAAGGAACTTTGTAATCAGAAGGAATTT